TGAGGAACCTGTGTATGTTTTAGAACATATTAGTTTCTGTCAATGTCGACCCATATTTAATGGTGAGCAATATATGATGGTTCGAGAATTCCCGAATGCTTGGTCCAAAGATGTATGCACTTTGTTACCATTGAAGGATCCGAAAACATATGACCGGTGGCTGACAGCTGTTGGTCTTTGCGGGTCATCGTGGCTTGGAGGTATTCCCATATACTCTGAGTTTTATTCCAAAATGATTCGCTGTGATAATCCATTAGATCACCCTATGTTTGAGGACAATTCTGATCGGTATTGGGCTCGTGGTTTAAAACGCCATGGATACCCTGTGCATTCATCAACTCGTGCCTCGTTTTATTTGGCATTTGGTATTACCCCTGATGAACAGATAGCTTTTGAAAATCAGATGGTAATACCACATTGGACTAAACCTGTGCTCCTTGAAGGAAATTTGGGATTCGATTTCTATGGGTAACGCTAAAACTGAAGCAAAGAAACGTAATCGGGCCAATCGTATTGCGGCTGGCCAACCTCCTCGTGCGCGAAAAGGGAGGTTAAACCCAATTGTTCAAAACTCTCAACCTTGGCCGAAACAACGTGTTCCAATTGGCCTGAGCGTTAATAGTGCTAGTAATAGAAAGCGTCGTGTAACACGTGCTCAACGACGGTCACGTCGTGGCTATCGTGTTTCAAACGGTAATTCTACAATTCCGGAGTATCCATTGTGCTGTATTGATCCATTCAGTATAGATGCTATAGGATGTAAATTACCTGATCCTGACACTAATATGTCTGGCACTTTTCAAGTTCGGACCACTTACAACATGACATTTGATGCACATGGTATTGCAACAAATGTGTTCTGGCCAGATCCTGCTTGTCTAGTTATTAATACTGCTACAACCACTGCCCCTAATACATGGACATGGGCTGCAAACTATACCGGGCAAAATCCTTATGTACAGCTTGGTGCTTTGCAAGGTATATATAGCTCATGTCGTATGATTAGTGGTGGTATTACTGTACGGTATTATGGACCAACAACTGGACAAGGAGAAGTTTATGTGGCACCTGTATTTATTGATGCCTCATTACAAGGTACAACTGGGTTTAATGGTAC